CATCTGAAGGTGTATTGCGTGACTTACAAAAACAAATTTCTAAACTAAACGATGAACTTTCCAACTGAAACTGTCAACGTGCTTTCACATCTTAATGAACTTCGTGATACTTGGAGGGTGCAAAACTTCACGTACACTAAAGATCAACAGAGTCAATATGATATGTTGATGCAAGCACGACGCGAGAGAGTAGCATTCTTTTATGAGACTGATCGTGTTCAGAAAGGTCCAAAAATTTCTGTAAAGAAAGTAGAAGAAGTTGAGGAGGACTGAGACACTTAAACAAGTGGCATAAAGACAGTTGCGAAAATGTCTTCCCATATACTATACTGACCCCATGTCAAACACTTTTATTATGAAACCACTTCTCGCATTGTTAATTGCTGTGCCATTCTTGACACCATCAACAGCAAATGCTTATGAACAAACACATTATAAGTGCAGTGCTTATAGAACTACAGAATACCTAGAACCTGGACATCGTGATCACAATGGTAACTGGGTTGGTGGTAAAATTCGTGAGGTAAGAAGTAAAGTACCTTGCCAACCTGGTGGTGCAATTCGTGTTTCTCATGGATATAGTCAGCAACCATATCATCAACAACACGTTATCAATAACTATCCCCAACAATATCCACAATATCCACAACAGCAATATCAACCAAGATATCCACAGCAACAATATCCACAGCAACAGCAACAACCTGTAATCATTAATAATCAACAACCTGCCCTATCTGGTGGGAATTGTGATCAATTAGCCCGTGTAGGATTAGGTGCTGGGGGTGGTGGTGCTGCCGGTTATTTCATTGGCGGCGGTAAGAAATCAAAAAACACCATTCGTAACACTACCATCGGTGCTGTTGCTGGTGGTATTATCGGACGCATTATGCCTTGCTAAGTTGTATGTGCCAGTTACTTGAACTGTCCACCATCCCTTGACGGGGATGGTTCTTTTGTGTATTATACTTATATCAACGGAACGCGAATGCCCCTCACCCTCCGCCCACATCAAAAGGACATTGTTGATCGTATGCTTGCATACGACAAGGGTCAAATCATTGTACCTACAGGTGGTGGCAAAACTATCTGTATGATTCAGGATGTTGTGGAGAATTGTAAGTATATCGACAACGGAATGACGACAGTTGTTGTTGCTCCACGTATTCTGCTGGCAGAACAACTGTGCTCTGAATTCCTTGAGTTGATTGATACAACTCACACGCATGTGATGCACGTTCATAGTGGTGAGACAGAGCACTATTCTACAACAAAAGCAGATGACATTCATGTCTTTGCTAACACTGCTCGCGCAGTGGGTGAGAATGTTATCATCTTCACCTCCTATCATTCGCTCCATCGTATCATGGAAGCAGATATTGAGGTGGACAATATATACTTTGACGAAGCACACAATAGTGTTCAGCGTAACTTCTTTCCTGCGACTGAGTATTTTGCAGAGAACACGAATCGTTGCTATTTCTTTACAGCAACACCCAAACATTCTCTTGCTGCATCTAAACCTGGAATGAATTGGAGTGTTTATGGTCAAGTTTTATGTAATGTTCCTGCTCCTCGCCTTGTTGATGAAGGGTACATTCTTCCTCCAAAAGTGGTTGTTAAACAACTGCCATTGGTCAAGGGAAGAAAAGTTATGTATGCTGAAGATGGCGACAACCTCATCGAAACCCTTGATGATAACAATATCGACAAGACGTTGATCTGTGCTCGTTCTACGAAGCAAATCATGGGTCTTATCTCACAATCAGATTTCTGCCTACAACTCAAGGAGCGTGGATACTCCTGGATGATGATTACATCCAAGACAGGTGCAATCATCGACGGCAAGAAAGTCAATCGCGACCAATTCTTTGACACTCTGAATGAGTGGGGTAAGGAAGATGGCAAGAAGTTTGTTGTTATCCACCACAGCATTCTGTCTGAGGGTATCAACGTCAGTGGACTTGAGGCAGTCATCTTCATGCGTAACATGGATTACATCGGTATCAGTCAGTCTATCGGTCGTGTGATCCGTCTAGGTAGCACTGAGAAGACATTTGGTTTAGTCTGCATCCCAACTTATGACCGAGTTGGTATCAGCACTGCCAAGAAAGTTCAGGCAGTTGTTGATGTTGTATTCAATCAGGGTATGCCAGCAATCAGTGAAATTAGAAAGTAGTGTGCCAGTTGATTGAAGTGTCCACTATCCCCCCACAGGGGATGGTTTTCGTGTATTATTAAAGAGTCAAAGGAACCCGATCAACCCATGACAACCTTCGATTTTGAAACTGAGTACCATTGGGGTGCTCTCATGGTCAAACTGGTCCCAATGTTCTGTATGGATGTTTACAAAGCATCCGATGATGAGTTAGTATGGGTCTTCGATGTGAACAATCCTAAGAATGGTTATCATGTCCCTGCTCGCAATCTCTCCACCTATTCTTACTGATCATGAAAACCGCAAAACGATTCAATGGTGGTATTCAAAAAGGTACTGTTGCCACTGATGCTAGAGCACGTCAACTTGATGAGCAGTGTAAGCATCTGAAAGAGTCTGTTTTTGCAGTCTTGTCTAAGAAGTATCCCGAACTTGTACTGCAAAAGAAACTCACTAAGGATCAGATTCCTGGTGGTAAAGGTGCATGTGAACCCGATGGTGGTGCCTGGTTCTATCGTGGTGTGCTGATTGTCGTCTTTGAAGGTAAGAAACAACAGGACCGAGGTAATGCTATCGAGCGTTGGTTTAAGAATAACTTTGTCTGTCGCACTATCAATCCTGATGTATCTTATGTGACGTTCTGCACTGGTGAAGGTGCATACGATAACGGACAAATTGGTAAAGCACTTAACATTACTCACCTGGATGGTTTCGACCAGTACAACCCTGGCAAGAATAGTGCATTTATGAGCATCGATTGCTTTGAGAAAGAATTTCTTCGTTCTACTATGATCGAAGTCATTGAAGAACGCATTAACACTCTGTTCCCTCACACTCTCTGATCATGCACCAAACTGTTCTCCGTATTAACAAAAAGTCCTGGTCCTCTGGCACAGATTATCATGTAGGAATGAAAGGACTTGATTTAACTTTCACACATAAACCTGGATGGACAATCAAAACTGAGATGATTGTTGATAATCAAGGTCATCCAGGTTTGCGAGTCTGGCACGAAAGGGTTGACAACTGACCAAAATCCCTCTATAATCTATCCACACATCTTTTTATCATGAAAACTCAAAACGCCAAGTTTGTGACCATTGCTAAGCAGATTCGTTCTGGAACATATAAACGAAAAACTGTCATCGATTTGCGTGACTTTTTTGTTGAGGTTTCTCCTGGTAAATGGAGTCCGAATCCAGATACTCGCATCCAAGTGAGAGACACTGATCGTAGTATTGCTTTTGTTGATGAAATTTACAATACAATCATTGCAACTGGTGATGCAAGTCTCCTAGATGATATTGTTCTAGTTTACTTCAAAGAAACTAACGAATTTAAAATTATCGGAGGCAATCATACTTCAGAGATTAAGATTCGACTCGGAAAATATGAGTCTGATGCTTTTGTTGTAGATTATGAAGATGATCTTCAAGGTCGTGAATCTGTTGCTATTGATTTTGGCAATGAGTTGAATAATCCTGAGAAGAGAGAACGACCTGTTACTGAAAGTGATGTGAAAAATATCGTTTACACTCACATTGCTGAAAATATTGAAATGGGTCTAAAAAATCCCAAACCCACTGAAGAATGGAAGAAAAATCTTCAAGCACGTTATCCTTTTGTTTCTATGAAAGCAATCGGACAATTGATTTCAAATCACGATGAAGTTGGTGGTCGTCGGAGTGCCAAAAAATCTTGGACTGAAGTAGAGAAAGAAAATCATCATGAATCTGTTAAGAATAGGTTTGATTATCAAGGTTATCATGTAATCGCACCGAGGGGATTGTCCTCCTGGGATCAAACTGCCGTCTCTACGGTTGTTAATCACTACGTTCAAAATCCTCTTCAAAAAGATTATGTTTTGATCTTCTATGCTGACAATGCCAAACAGGCAGTAGATCTTGTGTCTGGGAATATTCGTGCTAAAATTGAAGAGCGATACAATCTGATGCGTTTGCATCTTGGTATCAACATTAAAGTGGAATATATGCGTACTAAATGAAACCTCTGTTTATTTGGGCAGGTGGTAAGACAAAGGTGATGAAACATTATGCACCTTTTATGCCATCTTCCTTTGAAACTTATTATGAACCATTCTTTGGTGGTGGGGCAATGTTTGTCTATGTGATGAACACCTACCAACCAAAGAATGTGGTGATCAATGACATCAACTCCGATGTCGTGAATATCTACAACGCAATCAAGACTGACCTGACTGAGTTTCAACAACGTTTGGATAGTCTTGAATCTCAGTATCTACCACTGAGCAAAGATGATCGCAAAAAGTTTTACTTTGATATTCGTCATCTTCATGGTTGGAACTATCAAGAATGGAGCAAGACATTTGAGGCAGCAACATTATATTTCCTGATGAAGACTGGGTTCAATGGTATCTACCAACTGAACAAGAATACCAACGGAAGGTATGGAACTCCTGCTGGATTGTTGAATCAGAAGGACAAAGTTTATGATCGTGGTGTATTGAACTGGTGGCATAATGCACTTCAGAATGTAACTATCAAGACAGGAGATTGGAGAGATTCCGTGAACAATGATCCTAATGGATTTTTCTTCTTCGATCCACCTTATCGGGACAGTTTTGCTGATTATGGCAACGGGTTTGGTGATGATGCACTGACGGACCTTCTGAACTTTGCCGATGCACAAAATTTAGTTTTTGTTGCTAACCGTGCTGATGATGACTGGTTTAAGGATCAATCAAGGTCCATGAATGTGCATTACTTTGATATAACATACACTGCGGGTCGTAGAAAGAAAACAGAGGAAGGATTTACCGCTAAAAAAGCAAGAGAAATCCTACTTTACAAGACTGACCGTGTGCCACTTGGTTGAAGTGTCCACTATTACTTGATTTGTCCCTTATTCCGTGCCATACTAACAGTATGAAAAACACACACCTTGAGCACCCCGAAGATTCTATTCTGACGGGTGATCTTTCTGTCCTTGATTGGTTTCTCTCCGATGGTCAAATTTCTGCGAAGATCGATGGCGCTCCCGCGATTGTATGGGGCACGAATCCGCAGACAGGTCAATTCTTTGTGGGTACAAAATCAGTCTTTAATAAGAAACTTATCAAGATTAACGAAACTCATGCTGACATTGACCGGAATCATTCTGGCAATGTTGCTGATATATTACACCATTGCTTTGATTGTCTTCCTAATTTCTACGGGATTGTTCAAGGTGATTTTATTGGGTTTGGTGGTGATGATACTTTTTGCCCCAATACGATTACTTACATCTTTGATGAAGTAATTGATCAGAACATTGTCATCGCACCACATACTTTTTATGCAACAAGTACGGGTGAACTTAAAGATGCGTTTGTTGTGAGTGATGGTGATGTTTTTCCAACGTTTGAGGATACTGAGTCGTGTAAGTTTGTTCAACCAGAGTGTTGGCAAGTCGATGAAGATTTTGATGAGATTGTTGGTTTCGCCCGTCAGATGGCACAGATGGTAACATTTGCTGACAAGAAAGAAGCA